GGAGGCCGGTGCGTTCGTCAATGTGCGTCGCGCGCGCGTGCGCGGCCGTGACTTTCCGAAATACCCAGCTTACAATTCGACTCAGCAGCAAACCCACCTACCTACCGACCGACCCAGCAGCCGACCGCGCCATCCTGGCCGACCGCGCCGCGACCCATCCAACTACCCACCGACCGACCGATTTCGTGCTGTGCGCGTCCAATTCGCACAGTTTCTTACACAAATCGGCCTGAAACCCGCATGAATGCTGGGCTTTCGGCTTCCTAAATCAGGAATAGGTCACATGGACCGAGGCGAAGAGCGCGAACAAGCGCGCTTTATCCAATGGACTCACAAGCCAGCCGTGCGCGCGCTGGCTCCTGCACTGCGCTGGATGTTCCACTGCCCGAACGGCGGCAAGCGCGACGCAATCACGGGTGGCCAGATGCGCGCCCTCGGCGTGAAGCCGGGCGTGCCGGACCTGTTGATGCCAGTGCCGAGCGGCCCGAATCCGGGCCTCGCCCTCGAATTCAAGTCAGCAGCCGGCCGGGCCAGCGAGTCGCAGGACGAATGGCTGCGCTTCCTGCAGGATGAGGCCGGATGGATGGTGCTCATCGTGCGCAGCGCCGAGGAGGCGCGCCGCGCCGTCCAGTTCTACCTCGATGTCGAGCTCCCCGAGGTCTCGGCATGATCCGCCAGACCGTTATCAGGGCGCTCCAGGCACAGACAGAGGCGTTGCCGGGCCGTGCCGTGGCCGATGTGGCTGGCCTACCGTACAAGGCCACGCTCGACGCGCTCGGCTGGCTGCTGGACACGGGCCAAGTGGTGCGCTTCGGCCGGAAGTACAGCGCTTTGTGGGCGCACGTCGCCGCGCCCGCCGCCTGCCGGCCCGACCCGCTCGCGCCCGTCGAGGCCGCGTGGCGGGCGCCGACCCCCGCCCCCCACGGGGGGGAGGCCGAGCCGACACCCCCCGTCTGCCTATCCATATAGGTCCATCCCTCAAAAATTTTTTCGCGCAGAAAAAGCTCGAGAATTTTTTCTTTTCGGCAACATAAAATGAAAAAGCCCACCCTGAAAGTCGGCGAACCGACGATCACTACAGCACACAACCGTACAGCACAGCACTACACCGCACTGGCTGGTGCAGCACACAACGATCCTGTACAGATTCGTGCTGCATGGTTCGATGAGTACCCCATCGGCCCGTCCAACTGGTACACGTCGAATGGTCCGCTGCAGATGGGCTATGCGAGCACCCGCCCGGACGACCGCATCACGTTGGCCGACATCCAGCGCGCGAAAAAGACCCTCGAAGCGGCGAGCGTCAACTACTCGAAGCCCGCCCAGGTCGGCGGCTCCCACTACTCGAAACTCAAGATCGACCCCTTCACGTACGCGATGGAAAACGATCTCGACGTCTTCCAATTCAGCGTCGTCAAGTACGTGACCCGCTTCCGCGACAAGAACGGCGTCGAAGACCTGCGCAAGGCGATCGACTGCCTGCAACGCCTGATCGCGCACGAGGAGAAGCGCAAGTGAACTGGCGCCGCGTCGTGATGCTGAACGACTGCGCCGACTGCGAATTCTGCGGCGAGGCGATTTGCGCCGGATGCGGCGACCACTACGCGGACTGCGACTGCCCCGGCCCGATGCAGTTCGATGAATACGAATACACCGAGATCGACGGCGTGCTGATGGCGCGCCCACTACCCGAAAGCGACTGATGGAATTGAACGTCTATACCCGTGACCCCGTGCTCACGATCCTGAAACAACAGGTTCTTGCGTGGGCATACGCGCGCCACATCATCCCGAACGCGAAGCCGCACGTTCAGCTCATGAAGACCGGCTCGGAACTGGGCGAGCTGATGGACGCCGAGATCAAGGGCGATCGCGCCGGCATCATCGACGGCATCGGCGACGTGCTGGTGACGCTCATCATCTACGCCAAGCTGCACGACCTGACGCTGGAGGAGTGCCTGTCGGCCGCGTACGAGGAGATCAAGGACCGTCGCGGGACGCTGACCCCGGAAGGCCTCTTCATCAAGGAGCAAGCATGATCCGCCGCCGCCATCAGGGCTGCGCATGCGGCACGGACCTGCCGGGCACCTGCCCCGGCGTCGAAAACTGCCCGTATTCGGGCTACGAACCGCCCATGCCTGACCGCGCCGGCAAGCCGATCGAGTGCATCGTCGTCGACGAGGAGCCGACCGAGTGCATTTTCTGCGGCACGCGCACCGAATTTGACGGCCGCACGACCGAAGACGGCGACCGCTTCGAGACCTGCCCGACCTGCCATCAAGACTACCTCGTCACGGACGTGGAGGACGGCGAATGATCGACCTCGCAAACATCAAGATGGCCGACCCCGCGACATTCTTGACTCCCTCCGTCCGAATGGTCAGCTACACGACCCCGTGCGTCGACGACCTGGAGACCCCGCAACAGCTCATCGCCTACTGCGCGCGCGTCTCCAGCCCGAAAAACCAGAACAGCCACGAGACGGCCGACCGCCTGATTCGCTACCTGATCCGCAACAAGCATTGGTCCCCGCTCGAAATGGTCGACGTGACGATGGAGATCGAGATTCCGCGCGATATCGGCCGGCAAATCCTCCGTCATCGCTCGTTCACGTACCAAGAATTCAGCCAACGGTACGCCGAGGTGATGGGATTCGCGGCCCCGCGCGAGGCACGCATGCAGGACATCACGAATCGTCAGAACAGCCTGCCGTGCGTCGACGTCGACCTGTGCGCCGCGTGGGAAGAAATGCAGCGTGAGGTCATCGAATTCTGCCGCGACCGCTACGAGCGCGCCCTCTACCTCGGCATCGCCAAGGAATGCGCCCGCGTCGTCCTGCCGGAAGGCCTGACCATGAGCCGGATGTACATGAAAGGCTCGATCCGCTCGTGGATTCACTACCTCGACGTGCGCCGTGACCCGACGACGCAAAAAGAGCACCGCGACCTGGCTGTCGCGCTCGCACTGGCAATTGAAACCATCTGGAGCCAACCGAAATGATGACCCTCTTATCCCTCCTCGGCGGGGGCGTGATGCGCCTGCTGCCCGAAATCATGAAGCTGTTCACGGCGAAGCAAGACAACTCGCACGAACTGGCCATGATGGACAAGCAGATCGAGCTGAAAAAGGTCGACCAGACCGGCGCCCAGCATCAGATGGACGCGGAACAGATCGTGAAGCTGCTGGAGGCCCAGCAAGCGGCCCTGACCGGGCAAGCGCAGCGTACCGGCTTCGCGTGGGTCGACGCCCTGAACTTCCTCGTGCGCCCGCTGACCACGTATTACTTCCTCGGCTGCTACGGGATCGTCAAGACGGCCATGATCGTGACCGCCATGCGCGGCACGGACCCGTGGACGGCCATCATCCACTGCTGGAATGACGAGGATGCGCAGATCCTGTCCGGGATTCTGGCGTTCTGGTTCGTCGGCCGCGTCTTTGAAAAGGCCAAATGACGACGAACGCACTGGACATCGCAATCGCCCTCATCAAGGGGGCGGAAAGCTGCAGGTTGAAGGCCTACCCCGACCCGAAATGGGCCGGCATCAAGCGCACGGGCGACAACTGGAGCGAATGGGGCAAGCCCTGGACGTGCGGATGGGGCGAAACCGAGGGCGTCACGGAATACACCGTCTGGACGCAAGAGGAGGCCGATAGGCGCGTCGAGCGTCGCGTCGCGGCCTTCCTACTCGGCGTCGTCAAAAGCTGCGCACAGCTCCATCTGGAGCCCCCCAGCCGCATCGCCGCGTGTGTATCCCTCGCCTACAACATCGGATTGGCCGCTTGGGCGGCGTCGACCGTGCGCGCGCGGACCATGCGCCGCGACTATGCCGGCGCGGCCGACGCCTTCCGCATGTGGAACAAGGCGGGCGGGCGTGTGATGTCCGGCCTCGTCAACCGTCGCGAACATGAGAGGAGCGTCTACCTTGGCGGAACCTGAATACACCCCCTTTACCGACCTGCCGGCCCGCCGGCTCGTCGAGAGCAAGGGCACAACGAACCGATACGGCCTCGATCCGCAACAGGAAAAGTACGCGCAGCTCCGCGCCGAGGGCATCCCGCCCAAGGATTGCATCGAGCAAGCCGGCCTGCCTATCAAAAACCCCACCCTGTACGAGCAAAAGAACCCGGCGATCGTCGCCCGAATCAAGCTCCTGCAGGACTCCGCGGCCGAGGAGGTCGTCGAGCGAATCAAGGTGGACAAGGCGTGGGTGATCGCCGAATTGCTGCGCCAGTACGAGGCCAACGGCAAGGTCGTGCAGGCCTTCGACAAGCAGGGCAACGAGACGAACGCCCCGCAGAAGGCCAACGAAGCAATCAAGTGTTTGGAACTCCTCGGCCGTGAGCTGGGCATGTTTGTCGAGAAAAAAGAGGTCCGAGTTGAGCACTTTGAAGGCGTCAGCGACGCAGAACTTACCCGAATCGCTGAAGAGCTTGCCGGAAAACTTGGCATTGGCCAAGGTACTCAAGGAACTGAAACGACGTAAGGACCGCAACAAGCTGTACGACTACAAGCCGTACGCCAAACAACGGATGTTCCACAACGCGGGCAACCAGTACCGCGAGCGTTTGTTTATGGCCGGCAACCAGTTGGGCAAAACGTGGTCGGCCGCGTACGAGGTTGCGATTCACCTGACGGGCCAGTACCCGGACTGGTGGGAGGGCCGCAAATGGCTGTCCCCCGTCACGGGCTGGGCGATGGGCGTGACGAACGAATCCGTGCGCGACACGATGCAACGACTGCTACTCGGCCGGCCGGGCGAATGGGGCACGGGCACAGTCCCGGCCGACCTCATCATTGACATCAAGCGTGCGCAAGGTATCTCCGATGCGGTCGACACGATCATGGTCAAGCACATCAGCGGCGGTATCTCGCGCCTGTCGTTCAAGTCGTACGAAAAGGGTCGTGCAAAGCTGCAGGGTGAGACCATCAACTTCGCGTTCCTCGACGAGGAACCGCCGATGGACATCTACGTCGAGACGCTGACCCGTACCAACGCGGTCAAGGGCGGCTTCGTGGCCATGACCTTTACCCCTCTGCTGGGCATGTCGGACGTCGTGAAGCGCTTCCTGAACGAACAGAACGCCGATCGCACCGTCGTGACGATGACGATCGAGGACGTCGAGCACTACACCCGCGAGGAAAAGGACCGCATCATCGCGTCGTACCCGGCGCACGAGCGCAAGGCCCGCGCGCTGGGCATCCCGTTCCTGGGTTCCGGTCAGGTTTTCCCCGTCCCCGAGGACGACTTGATGATCGAATACCGCGTCTTGCCGGACCACTGGCCCCGCGTTTGCGGCATCGACTTCGGCTTCGATCACCCGTTCGCGGCCGTCTGGCTGGCGTGGGATCGGGAGACGGACACGATCTACGTGTACGACGTCTTCAAAAACCGGATGGGCACGCCGCGATCGCACGCGCCGGTCATCCAGTCGCGGGGGCCGTGGATTCCGGTCGCGTGGCCGCACGACGGCCTGCAGCACTCGAAGGACAGCGGCATCCAGCTCGCCGAGCAATACCGCGCGGCCGGCCTCAACATGCTGCACGAGCGTGCACAGTACGAGGAAACCCCGGACGGGGGCCAGAACAGCCGGTTCTCGGTCGAGGCCGGCATCATGGACATGCTGGAGCGGATGCAGTCGGGCCGGTTCAAGGTGTTTTCGCACCTGGCCGAATGGTGGGAAGAGTTCCGCATGTACCATCGTAAAGACGGCAAGATCGTGCCGAAGGACGACGATGCCATGTCGGCGACCCGCTACGCCGTCATGTCCCTCCGGTTCGCCCTCACTCCCCCGCTGGGCGGCAAGAGCATCCGCGTCGAGCGCGATTACGACTGGCGGGCAGGCTGACGCACGCATCCTACCAGTAGCACGAATGCTACCCGCCCGACCGGCGTGCACTTTGCGGTGCGTCTAAACAGCCGGTCGGCGCACGCGATATTCTCGTGGTACTGGTAGGAGGCGTCTTGCCGCTAGGCTTGGCGCGCGGCCGGCCTGATGCGCGGCCCTCACGACATTGGCTGAACCTTGGACCCAACCGTGCCTACGGCAACGAGCGGTCGCGGCCCCCACTCGATGAAGTAGAAGACCATGCCGCCGTGCACTTCCGGGTGTGAGATCGAGCCGAGCACGACGCCGGGCGTCCCGTCAGGATGCCCGTCGCCCTCCTCCGAATTCACCTTGACGACCTTCGTGCCGTTGCGCCATGCGCCCAAGGCCTCGTTGCGCGTGAATGCGCCGGTCCAGCCGGGCCAATATCTGATTCCGTCCATCCATTAGGCTCCAGCAAGGCGCGCCCTCGCACGGGTCACGTCGGCCAGCGCATCGGCGCGCAGTCGTTCATCAGGGTCGTTCTCGAATACCTCAAGGTAGGCGGCAATCGCCTCTTCGCTGTCGAGGTAGTCAACCACATCGAATGGGATGGTTTTCACTTTCTCGGTGTCCATGACTCTTCCTTAGAACAATGAAAAAACCCCAGCCTCACGGCCGGGGTCTCTCCAATCTCATCAACGACAAAGGCCTTGCGGCCGTCAGGTAGGTGCAGGCTTGGTAACTGCAGTCGAATAATACCACGGAAAAAACAAACCCCAGCCCTTTCGGGCCGGGGTTTGTGACATGCAAGCTGCAGCCTGTCTTACACGTTTGGCAAGTTTGGTTGAACAGAAAGGAAGGCGCTGCAGGAGGGAAGATACCACATTCCCCCGCTCGAATAATTTCCGGCCTCCCAAAATGTTGCGTAATCCCCGCAACTGGCCCGAGCAAATGTCCGACATCCTCCAATTTCCGAAGCGCTCCATTGCGGCCGCGATCCAATCGCTGCCCATGCCTCCGAAAGGCGCGGAGTCGGATGTCCAGCCGAGCAAGCGAAGCCCGTCCGAACTGGCCGACAAGCCCCTCTCCCGCGAGGAGGTCGAGGCGATCCTCTTCGAGATGCAGCAGCAGCCGAATTGGCGGCGCGAGGCGGACAAAGCCGCCGACTACTATGACGGCAACCAGCTCGATGCGGATACTGTCCAGAAGCTCAAGGAGCGCGGACAGCCCCCGCTGATTACCAACTTCATCAAGCCCACCGTGGACACGGTGCTCGGCCTGGAGGCGAAGACCCGCACGGACTGGATTGTCCGCCCGGAGGACGATTCGCAGGCCGAGCCCGACTTAGCCGATGCAATGTCGGTCAAGCTCAAGCACGCAGAGATCGAGAGCCGCGCCGATCGCGCCTGTTCGGACGCATACGCCGCGCAGGTCAAGACCGGCCTTGGCTGGGTTGAGGTATCCCGCGATACCGACCCGTTCAACCCGGCGCACAAGGTCAGCTACGTCCACCGCCGCGAGATCGCGTGGGATTGGCGCAGCGAGAAAAACGACCTGAGTGACGCCCGATACCTCGTGCGCCGCCGCTGGGTCGATGTCGAACACGCCATCGCCATGATGCCGCAGTACGCCGAGCTGTTCGCGCACTCGGTCAACGGCTGGAGCGGGTTCGATCCGATGATGGAACAGCCCACGAACCTCGTTCAGTCGTGGGAAGTCGAGCGCGACACGAAGTTGAGCACGTCGGACTGGAGCGACCAGCTCCGCCGCCGCGTCTGCCTGTCCGAAATCTGGTATCGGAAGTGGGTCAAGGGCCACGTCATGCGACTGGCCAACGGCCGCGTCATCGAATTCGACATCAACAACCGCCAGCATCAGGAAGCGCTTGTCGCCGGCTACGGTCAGGTGCGCGAGGCCATCTTCCAGCGCATCCGGCTGGCGTGGTATTGCGGCCCGCACTACCTGTTCGACATCCCGAGCCCGTACCCGCACAAGTCATTCCCGTACGTGCCGTTCTTCGGCTACCGCGAAGACCTGACGTGCGTGCCGTACGGCCTGGTGCGTTCGATGATCTCGCCGCAAGACGAGATCAACGCCCGTAAGTCGAAACAGTTGTGGCTCCTGAACAGCCGGCGCGTCATCACTGACTCCGACGCCGTGGCGGATCACGCCGTGGCCATGAAGGAAGTGGCGCGCCCGGACGCCTACATCCAGCTCAACCCGAACCGCCGCCCTACCTCGAAATTCGAGGTGCAGGACGGGACCGCGCTCGTGGCGCCGCAAGCGCAAGCGCTCATCGACGCGAAGAACGAGATCGCCGAGGCCTCTGGCATTCACAAGGCCATGATGGGCCAGTCGTCCAACGCCTCGTCGGGCCTTGCGATCAACAGCCTGATCGACCAAGGCCTGACGACCCTCGGCGAGATCAACGACAACTTTACGTTCGCCCGCCGTCTCGTGGGCGAAATGCTGTTCTCGCTCGTGCAGGAAGACCTCGCGCAGACCCCGGCAACGGTCAAGCTGGGTAGCGGCTCCAGTGAGCGCGTCATCCACCTGAACCAGCGTACTCAAGACCCGGAGACTGGCGAGATCGTCGTCGTCAACGACGTGTCGCGCCTCCGCGCCCGCATCGTTCTGGACGACGTGAAGAGCACGCCGACCTACCGCATGCAGGTCATGACCCAACTCGCCGAGATCACGAAGTCGCTGCCGCCCGAAGCGCAGGGCGCGATGGCGGACTTGTGGGTCGAGGCATCCGACCTGCCGGGCAAACAGATCGTCGTCGATCGCCTCCGCACGATCCTCAACCTGCCGGACGACAGCCCGCAGGGCAAGCAGCGCGCGCAGCAAGCAGCCGCGCAGCAGCAGCAGCAGCAACAGACCATGTACCAGCTCGAAGTCGAGACGAAGAGCGCCCTCATCAAGAAAACCCTCGCGGACGCGGAAAGCGCGCACGCCACGGCACAGATGAATCTGGCGAAGGCCGGCCAGGGCGGCACCGACGCGGCCGACTCCGAGATCGCCGCTGCCGCGAAAGAGACCGAAGCGCTCCGCCAGCAGATCGCCCAGCTTCAAGCCGACCTGCAGCAGCGCGAACTTGAGAAGGCGAACCGCGCGGCCGAGATCGAGGCGAAGAGCAAAGAGCACATCGTCAAGGGGCGCGTGGAACTGGAGAAGGCCAAGATCGCCGCCGCCGCGCAACTGCAGGCGGCGCACATCGCCGCCGAGGCCTCGCGCGACTCCGCGAAGCTGCAGGCCGAGACCAATCACAAGATCGCCAAGCACAAGGCCGAGACCGACGCGAAGGCGAAGGCCAGCGAACCGAAGGAGGAGAAAAAAGATCCTGCCCCGGCCGCTGCCGCGCCCGATCACTCGCCGGCCATCGCCGCTGCACTGAGCACACTTGCGCAGAGCCACGCCGCGATGGCGAGCGTGATGGGCGCCCCGCGTGAAACAAAAATCGTGGAAGACGCTGACGGCCGCGCCGTGGGCGCCGTCTCCAAAGTAGCAACCAAAAAGGAGAAGTAAAGAATGGCCGCAGGCGCAATCATCCAGCCGAACAAGGCAAAGCTGAACATCTACAACGCGACGAACCTGTTGGGCGCGAACGCCGCGAACTTCAAGCTCGCGCTCGTAACCTCGGCGTGGACGCCGGATAACTCGGACACGGGCAACGAACTGTTCGCCGACGTCTCGGCCAACGAGATCGCAGCCGGTAACGGCTACACGGCGGGCGGCATCGCCTTGACCGGCGTGACCCTGACCCAAGCAGGCGGCACCGTGAAGTTCACGTCGGCCGCTGCGACCTGGACGGCCACGGGCGGCAACATCCCGGCATGGCGCCGTGGCGTCATCTACTACGCCGGCACCCTGAACGGCAAGCTGAACCCGATGGTTGGCCACTTTCTCGGCGACGCAGCCCCGGCTGACATCCCCGCGACCACGACCGGCAACACGCTGACCGTGACCCCGAACGCTGCAGGCCTCATCACCGCGAGCTAACCATGAGCTATTCCGACATCTACGCCGCTGCGAACGATGTGACGTTCCAAGGCCGCTGTCTCGTCGCCATGTGGAAGGCGGCGCAAGACGTGGCCAACGAATCGTCGTCCACCGCCAACCACGAGGTCCGCAAGGATTGGGCTGTCCGCGTCCTGCAGGATCGCGCGAACATCACGCCGCGCCAAGTCGCGATGCAGGTTTTGACCAATGCCGTTATCGCCAGTGCGCCATCGAGCGCCGCCGATGGTGACATCCAGTACCAAGTCAACACCGTCCTGAATAGCATCATCGCCATCGGCTGAACATGACGACTGCAAAACTCTCTCAAGGCGCGCGCACGCAGCTTGCCGGCGCCGCCGCTGCGCTGAACGGCGCCAGTGGCGCGACGGCCACGTATGTGACGCTCGGAACCGTCACGCACAACAGCGGCGGCAAGGTTCCACTCGACTGCATCGTGGAGCTGGCCATCACGCCACCGGCGACCGTGGGCGGCAACAAACAGGCTACGCTGTACGCGCAAGCCTCGTTGGACGGCACAACTTTCGGCACCGGCCCAACGTCGGGAACAACCGTGACCGACGAGACGAACCTGCGCCCGGTCGGCGTCTTGCCGCTCAATTCCAACGGCACGCTGCAGCGTGACGTGTTCTCGCTGGCGCAGGCACATCGCGGGGGCGTCCTGCCGTACGCGAGCCGCTTGATCGTGAAAATCGACGTCGGCGCCGCGCTGCCGGCCTCCGGTCACGACGTCTACACGCAAGACTACAGCGGCGACCTCACGTAAATGTCCCTGTTACTGCCCACCCGCTACGCGCAGCAGCCGCAGCAGGGCGCCTCGGTCGACCGCAGCACGCGGATCGGCGCGGGCGCCGTGGCCGTCGTCATCCCGACGATGGATATCAATTGGGCAACTGGCAAGCAGCTCACGCGCGGCAACGCCGGGTCGTTCAAGCGCCTGAATTCGGGAGGGCATCAGACCTACGGCTTTCAGGACTTTTGGCTCGAAACGGAGACCCTTCCGGCGATCGGGACAAGCCCGTATGTAATGTACTGGCTCGGATGGCCAATAGCCACGGGTTGCCGCCTTGGTGTCAACGACTGCGGTTTTGTGGTCGGGTCATCTAACAACACCCTCGGCATTACCATCAACATGGGTAATGTCCGAGGTACGGGAAACGCTTCCTCCAGCATCAATAACTGGGGTGGCTGCAACAACAATTGGCCTACCAACTACACGGCCAATGAGACGCTGACTCTTGGCTCGTCGGGCGCTCCGGTATTCCTGATGATGGTGCGCCGGGCAGACGGCACGCTGGAGTTCTGGCGCAACGGCGTGCTGGTCAACACGGTATCGCTGGCCGTCACCAGTATTGCCGCCTTCAAGATGGAGGTTGGAACCTTCATTGCCCAGTTGAACTGGGTATCGAATAACCTCACCGCACTGGCCGGCCTGTCCATCCTGCAGGGCGATCCGTCTCGCGCGGAGCTGCAGGCATTCGCCGCGAATCCGTACGGCATCATCAAGTCGCCGAACCGCCTGTTGTTCAGCGCCGCCAGTGCCGCGCCCACCGATACGGGGCTGACGCCGGGCGCCGGCATCCTGACCTCTACCGGCTTCGCGCCGATCGTCGCGCAGTCGGCCAATGCGGGCCTGACCCCTGCAGCCGGCGCGCTGACGACAACCGGCTATGCGCCCGCCGTTGCGCAATCGAACAGCACCGGCACGGCCCCGGCGCCGGCATCGTTGACGACCACGGGGTACGCCCCAACGATCGCCCAGCCGCAGGGCGTTGGCCTTGTGCCGGGCGCGATCGCCACGGCCGGTTACGCGCCGACCGTCACGCAGTCGATCATCACGGGCGTTTCCCCCGGAGCCGGCGCGGTCGCCACGGCGGGCTATGCGCCCACCGTTTCGCGCACGGCCAATGCCGGCGTGTCGCCTGCAGCCGGCTCGAATGCGCTGGCAGGTTTCGCGCCCACGGTCTCGCAGTCGGCGAACGTTGGCATAGCGCCTGGCGCAGCCTCGGCGGGCCTGATCGGTTACGCGCCGACCGTGCGGCAAGCGGTTCCCGGCGTCGGCGTCTATCCGCCGCCGAACCTCGTCGCGGCCGGCGTGAAATACGGCCCGAACGGCGATGACTACATCGGCACGTACGTCGCGGGCCTGACGCCTGACCAGTCCGACATGCTCACGGCGCTGGCCAAGATTCACGGCCTCGTCGCCGGCACGCCGCTCGTCGTCGGCCAGACCTCGCGCGCGGCCGGCGACGTCGTGCAGACCATCACGGAAAACGCCGGCACCGTCACGATCGCGCGCGCATGATCGACGTCCGCAACATGGCCTTGCAGGGCGTCGGCTTCACGCCCTACTCCATCGCGGTGCAAGGCGTGTTGTCGACGCGGCGCAGGGCCGACGAGGACACGGCCACGGGGCCGGATGACGACCCCGTGTACGACTGGCGCTACGGCCTCCATCCGGCGCTGCGCCGCACTGGCGATCGCCTCGCCGATCTGCGCGCCCACCTCTTCGAGCGCACGACCGAACCGCTCCAGGGCGATACGGAATTGGAGCGGCAAGAGGCCAAGCTCGCGCGCACGTTCGCCGTGGCCACGCCCTCCGGCATCGTCGACGTCCCCGTCTTCAAGCCGGCCATCCGAGCGATCACGCCCGAGGCCATCGCGGACCCCGAAAAGCTCGCCGCGAAAGTGGCCGAAGAGGTGCGTGAGGAGCGGCGCCGAATCCTCCTCCTGTTGTCCGAATGACCCGCCGATGGCGGGTTTTTTGTTCGCATCACAAAAAAACTTTCTTTTGTTTGCACTCGAATAATTTTCACGTCGCTAATCTGGCAATACCCGATTTGGCGATGGGAAATTCGCCGAAAGAACAAGCAACACCCTACGCAACCAACGCGATACGTGGAGATGGCGAGTAATGAGTGACCTGAGTGCAGCAGACGCATTGAAGATGTTTGAGGCCGCCGAGCTGGGCGAAATCCCGCAGGAAGAGCCGAAGACCGAACCGAAGGCCGAGGAGCCCAAGGCCGAGGAGCCCAAGGCGGAAGAAGCACCCAAGGATCAACCGAAGGAAGAAGAGCGGGAGCCGCAGGGCATCGCCACGAAGGACGGGAAGCATGTAATCCCCTACTCGGTACTGCAAAGCGAGCGCACGCGCGCCGCCCAGGCTGAGAAGGAATTGCAAGAGACCCGCGCCCGACTGGCTGAACTCGAAGCGGCGGCATCGAATCCGAAAGATGCGGCGAAAACTGGTGACGCTGCCACCCCGGAAGAGAGCAAGGAAGAGGCGGATCGCCTCGCGCAACTGGCGGAGGACTTCCCGACCGTGGCGGAAGAACTGAAAGCGAACCGTGCCCTCATCAAGGCGCTGGAAGCGAAGTTCGGAACGCTGGAAGAGAAGGACAAACAGGCCGAAGCGCAGCGCGCAGATCAAGTGGCGATGACGGTCCAAGAGGCCATCGATTCGCTGCCGAAAATGGCGCACATCCAAGCAGCTAATCCCGAAGCGTTCGAGCTGGCCAAACAGTTCGACACCGCTTTGCGCGCACGTCCTGAATGGGCTGACAAGCCGATGGCCGAGCGATTCGCAAAGGTTGTCGATCTGGTCGAGGCCTCAATGGGCGAGATCGCTATTCCCGGTCAGAGCAAACCATCCGAAGACCCTGCAGCCCTGAAAAAAGCGGCGGCTGAAAAGTTGGCCACGGCTGAAAAGGCCGTCCCGACAAGCCTCTCGCAATTCCCGGCTGGTGCTCCTGCAGCGGCCGACGAGGCTGCAGCGGTCGAGCAAATGTCAACAGCGCAGTTGGCGGCAAAGATGGCCCGGATGACCCCGGACCAGATCGACGCCTACTTCGCAAATCTCTAATCGAGGAAACCCATGTCCACTGTAATTCCAGTTGGTAGCCCGCTCGCGCGTAAGGTGTACTCCGTTGGTCTGTTCGCCAAAGTACAGACCGCGCCGGGCTTCATGAATCTGCTGTCCGGCTCGATGCCGAAGGAAGGCGACTTCGCCGCCAAGGCCAAGGGCCAGACCTCGCCGGACTACCCGATCGTCAAGACCGGCGATCTGGCCAAAGGTGCCGGCGATACCGTCAGCATCGACCTGTTCAACCTCCTGCAGGGCAAGCCTGTGATGGGCGACAAGCGCATCGCCGGTAAGATGATGCAGCTCACGAGCTCGTCGATGGACGTGCAGATCAACCAAGTACGCGGCGGCGCGGACTCGGGCGCTCGCATGACCCAAAAGCGCACCGTGCACAACCTGCGCAGCGTGGCGATGGCCGGCCTGCAGGGCTGGATGCAGCGCTACGAAGACCAGACCTCGCTCGTCCAACTGGCCGGCGCTCGCGGCGCTCAAGCCACGTCGGATTGGGTCGTCCCGCTGCAGTCCGACCCGGACTTCGCGGAAACGATGGTCAACAGCGTGCGCGCCCCGACCAAGAACCGCTACTTCGCCGCGAACGACGCGACCAACGCGTCCGACATCGGCACCAATGACGCCCTGACCCTGCAGGACATCGACCGCATCGTGTCGACCCTGCGCGAGACTCCGGTGTCGCTGCAGTCGATCAAAATCCAAGGCGATGACCGCGCATGGAACGATCCGCTGTGGTGCATGTTCGTGACCGAGCGCCAATGGCTGTACCTGCAGTCGCGCACCTCGCAGACCCAGTGGCGTCAGGCGATGCAAAACGCCTTCGAGCGCAAGTCGGGCGGCGTCAAGCACCCGCTGTTCGACGCGTACGAGACGATCATGTGGAACGGCATGCTCATCAAGCGCCTGAACCGCTACGCGATCCGCTTCAACCAAGGCGATGCAGTCGTGGTCGACACGGGCGGCGCAGACGGCCAGACCTACACCGAGAGCACCGTCTCGGCTGCGTCGTCGATCGACCGCGCAATCATCGTCGGCGCGCAAGCACTGGCGAAGGCCTACGGCAAGTCGAAATCGGACTACTTCTACGATTGGAGTGAGCTCGAAGTCGACCACGGCAACGCGATTGAGATCGTGACGTCGCTGATGTCGGGTTGCTCGAAAATCCGCTTCAAGGTCGACGGCGCCGATACCGACTTCGGCGTGGCTGTCGTGGACTCGTACGCCCCGGACCCGGCCTCCCCGGCTGGCCGCACGCTGCTGGCATCGTAATCATCGGAGGGGAGAAATCCCCTCCTACTCTGGAGACCTGACATGGCCACTTTCATCGCACCGAGCACGCTGGAGACGCAATTCTCCGGCCAGTATGGCAATTCGTCCATCGCGCACGGCACCTACAGCCCGAACAATCAGGCTGTCAACGATCAGATCGTCCTGCTCAAGCTGTACGCCGGCACGAAGATCACGGGCGTCGACCTGCTGAACGGCGCGAACGGCGCAAGCACGACCCTCGACCTGGGCTACTCCTTCGTCGACGGTAGCGCTGGCGGTTCGTTGACCGCGTTCTTCACGGCAGTGAACACGGCTGCAGCCGCGCGCTCGCGTTCGGCTACGCGCCCGCTGTACCTGACCAAGGACGTGTACATCACTGCGACCCACAAGGGCGCAACCGGCGCCGCAACCAGCGCATCGAACTACATCGACGTGCTCGTGGAGTTTGAATTCAAGGGCGCGTAACCGCTCCTGACGCATGACCAATAGGGCGCTTCGGCGTCCTATTTTTTTGGAGAGCCACATGGCACAAATCAAATACGTCGGCCGCAAGCTGACCGCAATCGATAACGTGGCCGGATCGGGCGTAACGTGGGCCGGCAAGGGCGACGTGCAGACCGTGACCGATCGCCAGGCGCGCATCCTGTTGAAGTACCCGGACCAATGGGAATTGGCGGATAAGTCGGAGGTCATCGGCAGTGGCAAAGAGCCCGTCGTCGCGTTCATCAACCCGGACGGCGAACGTGTCGAGATCGCAGAAAGCGCGCTGAACAAACCGCTGGAAAGCATGGATCACGACGAGCTTCGCGCGTTCGCACTGGAGCGATTCCAAAAGACGTTCGGCCCGCGCATGTCCCGTAAGCGCCTCATTGACGAGATCGAAGAACTGCAGCGCGGCATGGACCCGTTCAAGCAAATTTAAAGGGTCGAATAATTTTGCGGCTTCGATACTAGGTCATCCGTTTTTGATGGCCTAGATCGTGGCGAACACCAAGTACGTCGACCTCCTCCCGAATGTTCTGCCCGAGCTTCCCGGCTGTTCCGGGCCGCTCGCGGAGCAGTACATTCGCACGGCGGTCATCACGCTGTGCCGTCGCACGAAGGTCTGGAAGGTCGACGCCGATCCGGTCTCGATCGTCGCGGGCACGGCAACGTATGACCTCGATGCCGACATCGGCACGGCCATCATCGAAATTCAAACGATGCGGCTCGATGGCGCCGACCTGGAGCCCGCCGACGACGCATATGTCCTCGACATCGGCGACCCCACTGCCTACATGCAGCGCACGCCGGAGACGTTCACCCTCCTCCCCTCCCCGACCCGCGACGGCGTTGTGACCATGACGCTTTCCGTTGCGCCATCGCGTGCGTCAAGCAGCTTCCCGAGCTGGATCGCCGAGCGCTATTACGACGCCATCGTTGCGGAGGCAAAAGCGACCTTGATGCTCATGCCGGGCACGACTTGGTACAGCCCGCAGCAAGGCACCTATTACCGCTCGATCTTCGACCAAGAGGCGGCAGTCGCGAAAAGCGATGCCATGACCTCGTTTGTCCGCGCGACCCAGCGCACCACTTCACACCACTGAGGCAACGATGGCGACCGTAACCGTCAACAGTACCCTTGCGCGGGCCTCTGTCCTGCTGCAAGACGCAACCAATATTCGATGGCCACAGGCCGAGCTGCTGGACTGGCTGAATGATGGCCAGCGCGAGGTCGTGCTCCGCAAGCCGAATGCATCGGTCAAGAACGTCGCACAGCCGATGGTCGTGGGCACGAAGCAGGCCTTGCCGGCCGATGGCGTGCAGCTCATCGACGTCGTGCGCAACGTGCCCGGTAACGCGATCCGCATCGTCTCGCGCGAGATTCTGGATGCGCAGCTTCCGGGCTGGCACAGCGCGACCCCGACCGCCGCCGTGCAGCACTTTTGCTACTCCGAGCTCGACCTCAAGAACTTCTACGTCTACCCGCCGAACAACGGCGCCGGCACCGTGGAACTGATCTACAGCGCGTCGCCTGCGAACGCGGTCATCGGCGGCGTTATCTCGGTCGACGACATCTATCAGTCCGCACTGCTGGATTACATCATGTACCGGGCCTACTCGAAGGACTCCGAATACAGCGCCGACCCCGCGCGCGCAACCGCCCATTACACGGCTTTCTCCAACTCCCTCGGCGGAAAGCTGCAGATGGAAGCCGGGGCAAGCCCGAACCTCAAGGACGGGGCGAATCCCAATCTCACTCGCAATAAATAAGGAGCGACCCTCGTGTCCAAGTTTTCCGATTACACCGAAACCAACATCCTGCAGACGACCTTGCGCGGCATCGCCTTCCCGGTCCCGAGCGCGATCTACATTGCCCTCTTCACCGCTGACCCGACCGATGCCAACGTAACGGCCGGCGAAGTCACCACGGCGCAGATCCCGGCGTACGCGCGTGTCAACGCGGCCGGCGCTGGTGCGATCGCAACCGGCTGGAGCGCCCCGGCCAACGGCGTGACGTCGAACGCAAACGTCATCACGTTCCAGGCCAACAACGGCACGAATCCCGTGACCGTCACGCATATCGGCATCTACGACGCCGCAACCGTGGGCAACCTGCTGTATCACGCGCCGCTCGCAACGGCGAAGACCCTGCAGGTCGGCGATGTGCTGTCGTTCGGCGTCGGCACCCTGACGATCACCGTGGCGTAATAGACGGTGCAGTTCTTCGCGCTCAACGGAGGAACGCTTAACGGGGCTCCCGGAGTCCCAAGCGTCCCCGCGAGCGCGAGTATTGCGGGCACTGTCGATATCACGGCAATTGCCCGCAATACGAGTGCGATGCTCGCATCGCCGCTGGCCACGGGCGGATTCGTCGCCATTGCGACCCTGTTCGCGGGCGCAGTGGCAAACGTCGATGCCGGCGCGACGGTCAATCCGCTCGTCACGCAGTATCACGCTGCGAGTGCGCAGATCGTTGGCACGGCTGAGACGACGTTCTTCGTGCAGCGGTTCGTCCTGGCGCAGGCCAATATCCTGTGCACGGCCGACGTTCTGGCCTTCCCGGAGGGGCGTTTTGGCAAGGCCGATATCGACGCCAATGCCAATGTCACCGCGATCGGCACGAGGGTTCAGCCGGGGCGGGCCAGTGGCACGGCGACGGCAGAAGTCGTGCCGAATCCGTACGTCTTGCGCATGGCGCGTGCCGACGTCCTCGGCACCGCAACGGTTCGCCCGGAGGCGCAGCGAAACAAACAGGTCGACGGCTTCGCCTACCTGACGGCGACTGCTGATTTCGCCTTGCCGGATGCCGGGATCGTGCGCCGCATGGCGCGTGCGACCCTCGATATCGAGTCAACGTGCACGCCAGTGGCGACGCGTACGCAGGGCGGTGCTGCCGTCATTTCGGCATTCGGCGACATGATCGCCGAAATCGACCTCTACAAGACGGCTCGTGTCGAGGGCTTTTCGGCGGCGGCGGAATTCGTCGCCAATGCTGTGCGATACGCCTTGCCGAGTGTCGACGTGCAGGGCACCGCGGATATTGCGCCTCGTCCCGTGCAGCGGCATGCAGCGCACGCGAATGTCGACGCATCGGCTGCTGTAGCGCCGCTGGCGACGCGCGAGGCGCGCACTACGGCGGCACCTTTCGGAACGGCCGATGTCACGGCGACCGGCACGCGTCAGCGCATGGCCGATGCCACTGCTGACGGCGCCGCGAACGTCATCGCTGTCGCCCAGGTCAACATCGCGACCGTAGGCCAGTCGCTTGTCGGCACGGCCGTCATCGACGCGCGCCCCGTTGTCCTCAAGATGGCCGTCGCCGACGTCCTCGCAACGGCCGATGTCAATGTGGACGCTGTGCGCCAAAAGATGGCAAGCGTCCGCGACGGCGGCACTTGCGAAGTCGTCGCCGTCCCGCTGTTGACCGCCTCTGCCGACGCGGATGTTTTGGCGACCGGCGATATGAGCGCATTGGCGCACATCAGGGCGCCCGGCGTCGCAAGCATTTCCGCAACGGCGGATATGTCGGCCATCCCGTCGACGTACAGCGCCTTGCGCTTCGCCGAGTGCGCAATCAGTACGAGCTCCGTCGTGGTAGCGGATGCGATGGCGTTCCGGGCCGGCGTGGCGGCGTTCGGCGGCTCCTGCAGCGTGGACCCCGAGGCCTTTACCAATCCGGCTGCGATTGACCCCCCTGAACGCACGATGGTTCGCCAGTTCGTCGACCGGGAAATGTCGCGGCCATTCGTTGACCGAGAAATGAGGCGCGCCGCATGAAATTAGGCACGTACACCAAGCAGCCCACCGAGAAAGAGTCGTACACGATCAGCTACGCCGAAGACCTCACGCTGGGCGACAACGTGAAGTCGGCGACTGCCGAAGTAACCCCGGCCGGGCTGACCGTCGACAACGTGTTTGTCGCCAGCCCGCGCGTCCGCTTTTGGGTCTCGGGCGGCACGGTCAACGTCATCTACAAAGTCACCGTGACGACGACGACCGAGGACAACCGCGTGCTCGTCGATGAAGTGATTATCAAGATCAAGGACTACTGATGCAGCTCTTTACGAATAACGCGTCCTCCGTGCTCGCGACCGGCATTTCGGCGGCGGCGACGTCGCTCGTCGTATCGGCTGGGACTGGCGCGCGCTTCCCGAATCCGTCGGGTGGCGACTACTTCCTCCTGACGCTGTTCCAGATGTCGGGCTCGACGGAGGTGAATCACGAGATCGTCAAGTGCACCTCGCGCACGACCGACACGCTCGTCATCGCACGCGCTCAAGAGGGGACCACTGCGCGCGCCTTCAATGCCGCTGACCCTGTTTCGCTGCGCGCAACGGCCGGCTCGTTCACGCCGGGCGCGATCGGCGCCGTCTCGGCCGTCACCGCGACCGCGCCTGTCGTCTCGTCGGGCGGGCTCACGCCTGTCATCAGCATGCCGGCCGCAACTGCCGCCGTCGACGGCTACCTGACCGCGACGGCCTACTCGCTGTTCAGCGGCAAGCAGAATGCGCTCGGATACTCGCCGGTCCAGCAAGGCACTGGCCCGAATCAGCTCTCCAACGCCATCAAGATTGGCTGGGGCGGGCCGGGCAATACCAAACTTCTGCTGGCCGTCGACACGACCGACTATGGCTCGACCTGGCCCATCGCCGTCACCGGCACGGCGCTGAACGTGACCGGCACCGTGGCGATCGCCAACGGCGGCACGGGCGCGACCACTGCATCGGCGGCACTGACCGCCCTCGGCGCCTACCCGGCCACGAACCCGAACAGCTACATCACGGCCTCGGGCGCGCCAGTCCAAAGCGTCGGAGGCTTCACGGGCGCCGTGACGAAGGCGCAGCTCGCCCTTGACCTCGTTGAGAACAAGTCGAGCGCGACGATCCGTGGCGAACTGACCGCTGCGAACGTCAATGCGGCCCTCGGCGCGACCGCGATCGCCGTGGCGAACGGCGGCACCGGCCTGACCTCGTACGCGGTCGGCGACATCCTGTACGCCTCGGCCTCCGGCACGATCTCGAAGCTGGCCGATGCGGCAACCGGCAACGTCCTGTTGTCGGGCGGCGTCGGCGTCGCACCGGCTTACGGCAAGGTGGGCATGTCGACCCACGTAAGCGGCGTCCTGCCGATCGCAAACGGCGGCACGAACAGCACGGCCGCGCCGGCCGCTGGCGGGGTTGCCTACGGTACTGGCACGGCCGTCGCATACACCCCGGCCGGTAGCGCAGGCCAGTTCCTCAAGTCGAACGGTGCCGGAGCGCCCAGCTTCGCCGCCCTGACCACGACCGACATTACCGGGCTGTTGAACGGCCAGACCCTCGCCGGCCCGCTGAATGGCGAGTCGCACAATCGCTACTTCAACAACGGCAACACTGCAGCCTCCCCGGCTGGGGTCTACATGCTGCTGGCCACGCTCCCGGCTACCACTGTAGGCTCGATGGACTGTGTGATTCTGGATGTCGTTGTCGGCGGCTGGGAGTCGATCAATAAGGCGTTCCTGCAGATTTACGCCGCCAATCGCGGGGGCTTCTCGTACTGGTGGAACGTCGTCGGCAATAACTTCGGCGTCCGAGGTGTCCGTGCCTATCAGCAGTCTGACGGCACCGTTCAGCTTTGGGGGTTCTGCGATGCGAGCACCTACACGACTTTCAACGCATCCATTCGCCTGAACACTGGCGCGACCGTTGCGTCCTCGGGGACTACGACCGTAGCACCCACTGGCTCGATTGTTTTCGATAGCTCCATTCCCGCTACGTACAAACCGCTCACCTCGACGGATGCGAACGGCAGCACGGTCATTGGCACCGTAACGGCAAAGGCATCCGACTCTGGCCGGGCGTTTCAGACGCTCAACACGACGGCATCCGGCGAGCCGGCACAGTTCTATGTCGACCATGCGCAAGGCAACGTCACCATCGGCAATGCGCGCGGCACGCTGCAGATGAACGGTAATGCCAGTACGGCGACGACGGCGACGACGGCGACGACGACGACCGGCAACGCCGGCACCGCGACCAAGCTGCAGACCGCACGCGGGATCAACGGCGTCCTGTTCGACGGCTCGGCTGCGATCTTGGTCGGCCAGCTCAACGGCAACAACTACATCAGCGGCGGACTGGAAAAGCCAAACTGGTTCGGTGCCGGCGTTCTGCGCAATCAGATGCTCTCCTCGTCCAACCTGGGCACGGGCGTCGGAACGTGGAACGATGTCCTGTGGGTCAACTCGTACACGGGCGGCGATGTAAAGGGCACGACGGCCCTGATCCTGAGCAAGGATTCCGATTACATCGGCTTCGCGCGCCAGAACTATGACGCGACCGCATGGGGCACTGTCCGCCAGATTTGGCACAGCGGGAACATGAACGCGCCGGCCGTCAGCGCCGTGCCGAACAGTACCGTGCAGCGTGACGGCGGCGGCTACCTCCAAGGCACTTACGTCAACCTCTCGGACGAGGGAACCAGTGGCACGGCGGGCGCCGTCACGGGCATCATCACCAAGCGCGGGGACAACTACTACCGCACGACGGATGCGGGAAGCGTGCGCACGTACCTCGGGTTGGCCAGTGTAGCGACGTCGGGCGACTACAACAGCCTGTCGAATCGCCCGCCTGCCGTCGTCTCGTCCGACTCGTCGAGCATCCAGTGGACCGCCGCAGACCTGAACACCCTCAAGTCGTCGGGCTTCTACCGTGGCAGCAACATGGGCAATGCGCCCGACGCAACCGGCTGGTGGTACGTCATCGTCGAGGCCCATGATCCCTCGTGGGTCAAACAGACCGCGACCGCTTACGCCTCGGGCGGCAGCGCGGTCGCTGGAGCCACGTACATGCGCATGCTGGTCAGTGGCAACTGGACGGCGTGGAAGCAGGTCTATACCGCCTTCGAGCCGCTGAACAAGCCGACGATCAAGGGCTATGTCGAGCAAATCCAATCGTACTCGGGCACGGCCTTCACGCTGAACCCCGACCTCGGCACGTTCATCGTGCTCACTACGACCGGCAATACCACGATCACCCTGCCCACGGCGCTCGACGGCGTGAGCTACACGGTGCTGGTCAACTACGGCGGCGCGCACTCCATCACCTTCGCGGGCGGCGGCACGATCAGGTGGGCGAACGGCGCAGCGCCGAACGCAACGAGCGTTGCGAACAAGATGGACAAGTACGTCATGACCTGCATTTCCAACTATACGTTGATCCAAGACGGCGGGAGGAACTTCTAATGTTCGCTCGCGATGGAGTCAGCACCGGCCCCAAGCCGGGTCAGCAGCTCGTGACGGCAACCGGCGACACGCTGGTTGTCGTTCCCAACGACGTCAGAAGCATTTGCGCTGTCGCGGTCGGCGCGGGCAGGGCCGGCACATCGGGCAACCCCTCAGTCGGCAATGGCACTGGCGGGCGCGGGGGCGATCTGCGCTGGATCAATGATCTCGCTGTTACCCCCGGCGAGACGCTGACGGTGCGGATCAACACGAGCTACACCGACATTCTGCGCGGCGCGACGCTGCTATTGCGCGCCGCCTCGGGCAACTCCAACACCAATACCAGTTCGGCGATCGGCGGAACGATTGGCGGCGGGTCTGGCGGCGCCTCAAACGTCGGCGGCGGCGGCGCAGGCGGCTACAGCGGCAACGGCGGCATGGGCGCCTATGGCACCTCCGGCGCGGGGCTGGCGACAGCCGGCGCTGGCGGCGGTGGCGGCGGCGGCTCTTTCCAGTTCTACCGGGGCGGCGGCGACGGCGGCGGTGTTGGCCTGTATGGCCAAGGGGCCAACGGCGCCGGAGCCGCGAACAGTTCTAGTGGCACGAACAACGGCGGCGCGGGCTCGGGCGGCGTCAACAAAACCTACGGCGGCGGCGGTGGCGGCGGCGGATCGAACGCCGACATCAGCAGCACTACCGGCAGTCCGGGCGGGATTGGCGGGCCAGGTGGCGCACGCCTCATTTGGGGCAACGGCCGCGCCTTCCCATCGACGAATACTGGAGATATGTAAATGTGGATCGATCCTGAAACTGGCGACATCGCCACGACTCACGCGCAGGTGCGTGCGCTGCGCCCGAACTGGAGCGGCCCGTCCATCATGACGGACGAAATGGTTGCCGACCTCGGCTTCGTCGTGGTCAATCCAGTGGAGCCGACCTATAACCCGATCACGCAAAAGGCCGTGGCGGAAGCGCCCAAGCTGGTCAGCGGGCAATGGCAGCAGTCGTGGAAGATCGTCGCGCTGACGCCCGAGGAGGCCGCTGCAAATCGCAAAGCGGCCGTCTCCTCGCGCTGGAGCGAAATCATGGCGTATCGAGACGGCCGACAGCGCGGCGGCGTCCTCGTCGACGGCAAGTGGTTCCATTCCGATGACAGCAGCCGCATCCAGCAGATCAGCCTCGTGATGGTCGGCCCGAACATCCCGCTCGGCCTGCAGTGGAAGACGATGGACGGCAGCTTCGTGACCATGACCCCGGAGCTGGCCGGGAAGGTTTTCAGCTCCTCGATCGCGAGCGACCAAGCCATTTTCGCATGCGCCGAGCGGCACCGTACTGCCATGTCTCAGTCGGCCGACCCGGCTACCTACAACTTTTACGTTGACTGGCCACCGATCTACGGCGAGGCCGCATAAGGAGAGTGCATGAATCTCAAGCATGGCTTTTATCAGATGTTCATCGCGGTCGACCAATTCGTGAATGTGTTCCTGAACCCGTTCAGCGAAGAGACCTGGGCGGATGAAACCATCAGCTCCCGCTGCGGACGGCTCGGGCATCGATACCCGTACAAATTCTGGAAGGTGATTATCGATGCGATGTTCCGCCCATTCCAAGGGCCGAATCATTGCGTCAACGCGTACAAGAAGGAACTCACGCGATATCAGTTCCCGCCCGAAATGCGATAGCGACATCCGCTCGAATTGGTTCCTGAAAGTGACAATGTAGGAAATCGACTACACACCAATTTTCAGGGCCAAAAATGGATCAGGCAACCATCAGCAACGCACTCACGATCGCCAACATCATCGGAGGCGGCGTGTTTGCGCTGCTGTACCGGGCGCACAGCGCTGTCGCCACGAAGGCCGACAAAACTGAGCGCGAACTGGCTGAGTACAAATTGCACGTCGCCGAAACGTACATGACGAACAAGGCGATGGAATCCATCTTGGCCAAGCTCGATCGCATCGAGGACAAGCTGGACAAAAAACAGGACAAGGCACCGTAATGGGTATTAAGGTCGACACGTTCGCGGGTATGGTCCCGCGAATCCCCGCCAACAAACTGCCGCCGTCGAACGCATCGGCCGCGCAGAATTGCGATTTCGCCTATGGCGAGCTTCGCAACACCAAGGCGGACACGACCATCAAATCCATGTCCAACGCCGCGCAGAGCGTCTATACGGACAACGGCCTGACGTTCTACTCGTGGACCGAAGAAGTCGACGCCGTGCGATCGCCGCTGGCCAACGACACGTTCGACCGCCTCTACTACACGACCGTCTCCGACTTCCGCGTGGCCCCGCGCTCCGGCATGTCGACGAGCGGCGGCGCGCCCACCAACAGCTACCGCGTCGGCGTGCCGGCGCCGACCGTGGCGCCGACGCTTGCCGGTGTCGATACGCCGGGCCTCGATACCGCGACCCTCACGGCAACGTTCTACTACGAGTCCGATGGCGTTCGCTATCAGGAGCAAAACATTCCACTGGTGCAGGTCAAGCCGCTGGAGCAATGGACGATCACGCCCCCGGCGCGCAACGTGTGGGTTGCGCCGACCCCGACCCGCAACGCCAACGGCGAGTACAACCCGTATCCGAGCGAGCCGCCGCAGTACACTCCCAAGGAGGCATCGGCCGTCGTGCGCCTCGTGGCAAAGTCCAAGGCAACCGGCGCGGTCCTGATGGACGCCGCAACGTCGTTTTCGACGAGCGACAACAACGGATGGAATCTCGCGCTGACGCAGGATAGCGGCAGCAGCAATATGACGCTGACGCTCGCGAAGAGCACCGACGCAGGCGACCAGGACACGCGCGCCTATGCGTACACGTACGTGAACACGTACAACGAGGAAGGACCGCCCAGCCCGGCCGCTACCGTCACGATCTCGACGACGCAGGCTGTAACGATCGGCGTGACGCGTGACGCGTCCGTCAGCGCCTATGCGCCGATCAAGGAAATCCGCGTCTACCGAACGGCCGGCTCCTCGGGGTCGGATTACTTCTACGTGGCGTCCGTGCAGGTACTGCAGCTCAACGGAACGGCATTCACGTTCACGGACGACGTGGACGGAAGCGGACTAAACGAGCCGCTGGCGTCGTTCGACTACTACCCGCCGAATCCCGCGCTGTCGGGCCTTTTGATGCTCCCGAACGGCATCATGATGGCGTGGAAGGGCAATGAATTGCACTTTTCGGACGCCTATAAGCCGTGGTCGTGGCCCCCGGCGTACGTCAAGACGTTCCCGGATTGCGTCATAGTCGGGGCGATGGCCATCGGCTCCGGCGCGCTCGTGACGACGACCTCTCGCCCCTTCATGATCTCGGGCGTGTCGCCTGACTCCATGACGGAAATGAACCTGAACGTGATGCAGGCCGGCGCGTCCAAGTACGCAATGGCGAACCTCGGCGGCGGGCTGGTTTACGCCAGCCACGACGGCATCGTTTCCGTGACGGGCGGCACGGCATCGCTCGACCTGTCGAATCAGTTCTTCACCCGCGACGTGTGGCGCGCCAAGTACGGACTCGGCCTGTCGTCCATGCGCTTCGAGGTGTGGGACGGCCGGCTTATCGTCTACTCGCCGCAGAACCTTTTCACGCCGTTCATGCTGGGTCTGGACGAGACCAAGGGCGCCATGACGGAGATTCCCGCGTTCCGCGCGACGTGCTCGTTCACGTCGCCTCTGACGGACCTCTGTTACTTCGTCAGCGGAACGACGCTGTATTCGTTCAGCGGCGGCACGGATGCCACGGCATCGTGGACGTCGGCCGAGTTCCAAACCCCACGCCCGGTCAACTACGGATGCATTCAAGTCGACTGCACCGGCTCGTGGAAGGTCGAGGTCTATGCCGGCCTGCAGGCCACGCCGACGTCGCCCCCGGTAATGACCCTCAAGCACACGCAAACCGGGCTGACTGGCTACGCGACGTTCCCCTTGCCGAGCGGGTTCATGTCCGATCGCTGGCAATTCGTAATAACCGGCACGGGCGCATTCAAGCAACTGCGCGTGGCCGAGAATCAGAAGGCAATGAAACTGCTATGAGCGCACAACTCGCGAAGGCCGTCCCGGCCGTCTCGCTTGCGGCCCTCGACGCCATCCAAGACCCGCAGACGCGCACCGTGCTGCGCGCGCTCGTCGACGGCACGCACGTCCGCAATGGCGATGTCGGCAACGGCGACAATCGCTTCATCACGGCCAAGGAGCTGACCGCCACGACGGGTCGGATCAACACGGCGATCGCGGCCGTCGCAAGCGCGATCCCGACGCTGCAGCAATTCCCCGACGTCGCGAAGATCGTCGCCGACGCCGTGGCCGAGGTCATCGAGTCGCCGCTGTTCCGCGACCTGGGCCAGCGCGTGACCCTGATCGACGCTCCCACTGGCCTCGTCGAGAGCATCAAAAAGGATCTGCTGGAAGCGGCCACGAAGGTGATGAAAGAGCTGGGCGATGCCGTCGACCAGTTGCCCGAGGGCGTAACGGACCTGTCCGATATCTTCGATACCTCGATCAAGCAGACCAAGGGCATCAAAAAGACCCTGTACGATCCGACCGGCGCCCTGCCCCTCGCGCAAGCGGCCATCGTTGCGCTCAACACCATCGACGTCAGCTCCACGTCGGCCTCGGCGAAGACCGTGGCCGGCCTGCAGGCGACCGTCTACGACAAGGGCACGGGCCTCGCCGCCGCGACGGCCGCAATCGGAGAAATCAACAAGGTCGACGTCAGCTCCACATCGGCTGCAGCGCAAAAGCTGGCGTCCATGATCGCGACCGTCAACGACAAAAATACGGGCCTCGCCGCCGCGACGGCTGCGATCACGGAAATCAACAATGTCAGTGCCGATTCCAAGTCCGCTGCAGCGCAAAAGCTCGCCGGCCTGACCGCCCAACTCATCGACCCCAAGACGGGCAAGCCGTTCTCGGAGGCGATGATTGCGGAGTCGAGCAAGATCGCCGTCGACAACGCCACGGCGATCGCGAACTATGCCCACGTCACCTATGCATCGCTGGGCACGCAGCAGAATCGCACGTACGTCGGCGCAAAGCCCCCGGAGGCCAAAGCGGCCGTTGCGGGTAGCGCCTTCGTGCCGGCGACGTCGACGACGCCAGCCAAGCCGGCTGTGGCCCCGCAGCCGGCCGTGCCGCAGGTAGGCGACATTTGGTACGACACGAGCAACAACAACCGCGCCAAGCGATACGACGGCACGAATTGGGTCGACTACTCCGATACGCGCATTGGGCTCGTTGAGGGCGGCATCGTCGACGAGCGGGATGTCCGCCTGTCGCAGGATAAGGCACTGGTCAACGCGATCAAAACGGTATGGGGCGCAGTCGGCGGAAACTCTGGCCTGATTCAGTTCAATGATAAGGTCGAGGTCAACACGGCCGGCGCCGTTGCTACCTCGTTCAACCAAGTGCAGGCTGCAGTCAAAGACGCCTCCGGCAATATCATCTACTCGTCCGCCGTCAAGCAGACGGCCGAGGCGACCGCGACGCGCACCGGCCAGATCGAATCGAAGTGGACCGTGAATCTCGACAGTGGCGGCGCGGCGACCGGCTTCCGTCAGGCTGGATTCGGCATCAGCGGCTCGGCAACCGAAAGCGGCATCAAGTACGCCTTCGGCGTGCGCGCGGACAGCTTTTGGATCGCCTCGCCGAATCAGACGGTTAAGGAGGGCGATACCATCCCCTCCGCGCAAGTCCCGTTCATCGTGAAGACGGCGAGCTGGAAGGACAGCCAGGGCGTGACCCAGCCGCCCGGAACCTATCTCAACGAGCTGTTCGCGACGTCGGCCAAGATCGGCATTGCGACGATCACGACGGCACATATCAAGGACGCAAACGTCACGACGCTCAAGATCGCCGGCAACTCGGTCATGGTCGGCACGTATGACGAGGGCGGCGGCGTGCAGGTCGGCGGCACCGTGACTCTGCTGAGTCGCACGATCAACCTGGGCGACAACTTCAGTTCGGGCCTCATCGTCAACGGTTGCATTTCATTGACGTCATCGGACAACAACTCGGCCGGCTTCCGATTCAGGATCAACGGCGTCGTCGTCGGCGATCAGCGCGTCGGCCTGCAGGGAGGATGGACGTACCTCGTACCGGCGACGGGCTTCGGCGGCGCCGGCACCGGCACTGTCACTGTAACGCTGGAGGCTTACATCAATGAGAAGCCGTACTACATCTACTCCTCGGCTATGAGCATTATCGGAGGGAAGCGATGAGCCGGAATTTCACGGCACTGAAAAACGGCGTCGTAGTGCGGCGCGGCACGTTCACGGATGAGGAATGCCTTCGCATCGACTTCCCCTCGCCCGAATACGAGCTGCGCCTCGATGCATTCCTCGACTTCCCGCCGCGCGAGGAGAGCTATGCGGACAAGCGCCGGATGGCCTACCCTCCCCTGTCCGAGTTCGCGGACGCGATGTACTGGCAGTCGCAGGGCGACGACAGCAAGATGGAAGCGTACCTCGCCCAAGTGGCCCGCGTGAAGGCGCAATTTCCCAAGTCGAATTGATGCCGCAGCGGTAGTCTGCTCGAATGGAAAACACCGCCCTCATCGAGATCGACCCGGACCCGGAAATGACCGCGTTCATGGCGCTCCCGAAGCGCGAGCAAATCGCCAGCCTCATCGCCGACTTGCTCGCGTCGACCGAGGATCACATGGAGCTGGACGTGAAGCACAGCTTCGCCCCCGGCATGTACATCCGCGAAATGTTCATCCCCAAGGGCACGTTCATTGTCGGCAAGGTGCACCGAACCGAGTGCATCAACATCTGCCCGATGGGCGACATCGAGATCGTGACGGAGGCCGGCGACATGCGCGTAACGGCCCCATTCAACGCGGTATCGGCGGCGGGCACGCAGAAGATTGGCTTCGCGCGCGAGGACACCATTTGGATCAACGTCTTCCGCACGGAGGAAACGGATATCGAGACGCTGGAGCGCGAGCTCGCGTACAGCGATGCCGAGGCGTATGCGTTGCTGGACCCCGAGGGCAAATACCTCAAGATCAAGGAGCTGGAATGTCACTAGGAATGGTTGCGGCGGGCGTCTCGATTGCTGGCACCGTCGCCGGGGCGTACGCCTCCAACAAGGCATCGAAGCGTGCCGGCGCTGCAGCGGACGCGCAAACCGCGATTCAACAGCAGCAGCAAGACATCGCCAACGAGCAATGGGACACGTACAAGACCACGTACCAGCCGCTTGAACAGGCGATGGTGCGCGACGCGCAGAACGCCGGCAGTGAGGCCGAGTATGCGCGTGCTGCAGGCGATGCGCAGGCCACGACGATGCAGCAAATCGGCCTGGCGCAATCGCGGCTCGCGCGTACGCCGGGATTCGATCCGTCGAGCGCCGCCGCGCAGGCTGCGAACACCGACCTCGCCCTCCGTGGCGCGGCCCTGAGCGCGACCAGCCAGAACGCGGCCCGCGACGGCGTGCGCGATAAGGCGTGGGCACGCAAGATGGACGCGCTGGGCCTCGGCAAAGGTCTCGTGACCAATGCGTCGTCCGGGCTGGCCAACGCCGCGTCGACGGCGAGCAACGTGTACAACCAGCAGTCGAAGGCCGCGACGAGCACGGCGTCGGGCGTGGGCAGCTTGATTACTGGCCTCGGCAATGAGGCGATGAACCTGTACAAGGGCTACCAAGCCAATTTCGGCAGCTAATTGGAGTGACACATGGGCTTTGACCTCGGGCTGGCAGCAGCCGCATACCAAGGCGTGAAGGAAGAACAGCGCCGGCTGCGCGATGACGCTTTCACGAAGGCGCAACAGGACTACAACGTCGCCCGCATGGACGAATACTCCTCGCGCCGCGCGCAGCGCGACAACGCGGCGGCATTGGGCGACGAAGAAGTGACGGCACAGCGCGGCCTCCTCCCCAAGAAGACGGCCGTGACGACCGCGCAACTGGACGGCGAGCTGGAGGCGGCGCCGCTGCAGGCAAAGGCAAAAGTGGGCGCACTGACCGCGCAGCTCGGCGATCAGGCGTTCGCCGAGTCGCAGCGCGGCACGCGCGAGCAAACGGCCCGTGTGCAGAACGATACCGGCCTCCTCAACGCACAGACCGGCTACGGCGACGCGGAGAACTACGCGAACTGGAGCCCGATGCGCCGCAAGCTGTACGGCCAGGAGCTCGATGACAAGTTCACGAACGGCATCCTCAACCGCGACGAGACGCGTGATAAGGTGCTGGGCCGAATCTACTCGTCGGGCCAAGCCGGCAAGACGGCGGAGCATGACATCGTTGGTCGACTGAATTCGATTTCCGAGTCGAGCCTGTTCCCGGAGCTGAAAGGCAAGACCGTCGCGCACGTCAAGGTCAACGGCGACAACATGGATGTGCTCGACCCGAACGGCGCGACGCTGGCCAGCTACCCGCTTGCGACCATGAAGGCCTCGTACGAGCGTCACAACCCCGGCAAGATCGTCACGATGGCGGACGGGGCCAACGCGTACAAGCAGAACGCGGACGGCACTTTCACCAAGCTGACCGACAACAAGAAGTCGTTCAACCCGAACGCGGGCGGACTGGTGGGGCGTGCGGGTGGATCGAGCGCCCTGCAGGACCGCATTGCAACGTCGTTGATGGAGGAGGCTGCAGCAGCCGGCAAGCCCATCAACAAGGCCGAGGCATACCGGCGTGCGGCGCAGACGCAGAAGGTCAACCCCGGCGCGTGGGCGCAGCGCGCGCTGCAGAACGATCTCGCGTACACGATGGAGACCGACCCAGTGAAGCGCCGATCGATGGAAGACGAGGCGCTTGGGACTGCCCAGCGCATGGCCGGTAACGCCAGTGGATCGAAGTCGTCGAGCCCCGGTTTGCGTGATGCGTCACCGAAAACGCAAAGTCTCGTCGAGGACGCCCTCAAATAAGCCCAGGTCGAATTACTCCCCGCCCGCCAAAATTCTGGAACCTTTGAACAGAATGAGGCGGGCAGATGAGCGGTTTTTTGGGTAGCGGCGACGTACAGGCCACGGGCGGCGGATTCCTCGGATCGGAGCCAACCCAGCGAATCAGCGACGTTGCAGCCGATATCCCCGGCCTGGACGACATCCTCGCCAGCGAAGGCGCGCAACGCGTCAAGCCCATCCTGCAGGCCATCATCGGCCAAGAAAGCGGCGGCAATGCCGGCGTCGGCAATAGCGTCGACGGCGCCCGAGGCGTCGGCCAGATCATGCCCGGCACGTTCAAGCAATTCGCCAAGCCGGGCGAGCGCATCGATAACCCGTCCGACAATCTGCGAGTCGCCGCGCGCCTCGTCAATCACCTCTACGACAAAGCGGGCGGCGACCCCGGCAAGATCGCGGCCGGCTACTTCTCCGGCGAAGGCAACATCGGCACGGATCGCGCGTACAAGGCCGACCACGCGGACGGCAACGGCAAGCGCGTCTCGTCGTACGTCTCCGACGTGCTGGGCCGCATGGGCTCCGCGCAGCCGGCGCAGGACGATGAGCCCGCGCAGGAGGAGCCGCAACAGCCGCAACAGCCGGCCATTACCGGCCCGAAGTGGAGCGAGGTCGTACAGCGCCCATCGTTCCAGAAGATGACGCCGGCCGAGCGCGAGCTCGCCCGCTCGGAATACTTCAATCGCTATCTGGCACCGAACATCCCCGAGGAAGAGCAACAGACCGCGCGCGCGACGTTCATCGAGCGCAGCAAGGGCATGGACCCGAAAGAGCCGGGCATGTTCGACGGGATTGCCGAGACGCTGGGCGGCATCCGCCACGCCATCCGCCAAGCGGCCGGCACCCTCCCCGAACAGATCGAGGCCGACAAGCTGCAGCGCCGCGACCAAGCCGGGGTCATGTCCGGCATGGATGGCGTCAAATCTGGCCCCGACTTCTCCGACCTGCCGGTAACGCCGGACTATCTGCGCGCGATGCAGGCGCAGTGGAATGCTGCCACGCCGGCCCAGCGCGAGCAAATGGCCGCGCGCAAGGATCACATGGGCGTCGTCGCCCAGCGCATGAACGCGGATCGTGCCGACTTCAAGCCGACCGAGACGAGCGATGTATTCGACAAGACGGCCGAGGCTCGCGCGCGCCGGCTGATCCAGAACGGCATGAATGGCAATGACGCCGCCGCGATCGGCAAAGCTGCCGCGCTGCGCGACGTGGCGCCGGGCGAAGAGCAAGGCATGGCCCGCGCCGAGGTCTCGAATTTTGACTTCGACGCACGCAAGAAATTCAACGAAGACCCGTTCTGGAGCCATGCCGCCGTGCGCGGCGCCGTGAAGGGTTACGAGGGCTTCAAGCAGGGCTACATCGGCGTCAATCAGGCGATCGGCGACATGCTGGGCGTCGACGTGAGCGGGCAAGAGGCGCTGGGCCGTGAATCGCGCGGCAAGGTCGACGCGATGGGCGAGCGTGGCGACTACCTGCAGCGCAATTTCGAGGGCACGATTTCGTCGATCTCGCAGCAGCTCCCGGCCCTGCTGGGCGGCGCCGTGACGGGTAGCGAGGGTCTGGTACTCGGCTCGATGTTCGCGCAGACGTTCGGCCAGGAATATTCGCAGGGCCGTGCGCAGGGGCAGGATACCGGAACGGCCCTCAAGCGCGCCGGCCTGTACGGCGCCTTCGAGGTCATCGGCGAAAAGTTCGGCCTCGGCGAGCGCATGGACATGCTGCGCAACGCAGCGCGCGGCGTCGAGACGAACGTTCTGGCGAAGTGGATGGCCAACACCCTCAAGCACGAGCTGCCGGGGGAAATGCTGACCACGACCGGCCAATTCCTGACCGACAAGGCCGATGGGATTGGCATGAACCAGAATGCCGGCATCGGCGACTACCTGCAGCAGATGGCCGACACGGTAACGCAGACCATCATGCAGGGCGGCATCATGAGCGCCGCGACGGGCGGCGTGAACACGGCCCGCCAGCACATGAACGGCGCCCTCGACCGCTCCCGCAATAGCGAGCTCGATGCCGGCACCGCGCAGCGCGATGCCATGAGCAAGTGGAACGCCAACGGCCTGTCGCCGCGCATCGAGCCGACGCTGGACAGCTACGCGGCCGGCCTGAGCCCGGAAGACCAGAAGACCGACGCCGAGGCCCGCGCGGAGCTGGGCCTGTTGGACGACGAAGTGCCGGCGTCGACGTTGCTTGGCGCCGAGGCGAAGGACGAACAGCCGGCCGGCGAACAGGCCCAAGTCGGTCAGAAATACGTTCGCGTCACGAAAAACGACGGCACGACCGGCTTCGAGCTGGAGCACGCAGATAGCGAACCCCAAGAGCCAGCATCCATGCGGGTTTCCGAGCCTACGGCCCTCGATGCCGGCGAGTCCGCGGCGCCTGCAGCGGAAGGCAAAAAGACCAAATTGACGCCCTTCGAGCACCCCGACCTGAGCGACGTCGACGTGCGCGGCGAGCTGGCCCACATGGCCTATGAGGCCGGCTGGGAACAGGTGGGCGGCAAGATGATCCGCTCCAACGGCACGGATCAGTCGTCCGATGTCGTCGGCCGCACGCCGTGGATTCCCAAACAGCCGTGGTATCAGATGATGCCGGAGCGCCTGAACGAGGAAGATACGATCGAGGCCGTGGGCAAAGCCCTGCAGGGCCACCCCATGACCGCGAAAGAAAAGCGGGTCGTGGGCAACATGCTAGACTTCGCCAAGGCGTCGCTCGAAGAGCAGCGCAAGTGGCGCGACCAAGTGCACGACGAGGTGGGCGCCACGTCGGATGCCGACTATGAGCAAGTCGCCAGCCACGCCGACAAAGTGGAGGCGATGGATGAGGACATCCCGCTCGACCTGAATGACCCGCGCTCCATCAAGGGCGACAAACTCACCGATGAGGAAATTGATGGCATCTTCGGCATCAAGCAGCAAAGCAGCGGCGTATCTCAAGACGCTGGACCCGCAGACACGCGCCAAGGTCGTGAAGGAGCTGGCACGCCGGCAGCGGCAGAATCAGACGCTTTCCAGCTCCAAGGCGAAACCCCCGACGAAGTAAGGGCGAAGACCGAGGCGGCGGAGAAGGCGAAAGAGGCCGAGAAGAAGGCCAAGGCCGAGGCCGACGCCAAGGAAAAGAAGGAACGCGAACAGAAGGACATCAAGCAGCGCGCGACCGCTGCAGCCGACAACTTCCAGCTCGGCGAAGACCCCGAGGCGGCGCTGTCCGGCCAGAAGGACATCTTCGCGGACGCGCCCAAGATCGACAGCCTTGTCGACTCCCTATCCGATCAGGATGCGCTGAACCTTGTCGGCCTGTATCGCGGGAAGGGCACGACCGAAAACCCGGCCAGCGCGCGCAAGACGCTCAAGGAAGAATTCCAGCCGGTTGACATCGAGAATGGTCTCAAGCGCTTCGCTGACACGCCCGCGATCAAGGCCGAGATCGAGGCGCGCCGCGCACCCAAGACCGAGAAGGAAGCGAAGGCGAAGCGCCAGGCCAAACAGGCGGAGGCGGAGAAGCCCAAGAGCCGCGAAGACGAGCTCGGCGCCATGTTCGACGAGCTGATGGCCGAGGAAACCGGCAAGGCCAAGCCCAAGACCGAAAAGGAAGCCAAGGCGAAGCGCACCAAGAAGGCGAAGGCCGAGACGCGTGCAGTCACGGTCTCGCCGGAGTCGCTGTATCAGCCGAACCACGCGATGTTCAAGCGGTTCGCCGAGTTCAAGATGGGCACCCCGTACGGCGAGCGAGCCGTGTCGTTCTCGGGCGCGACGAACCCGGCCAAGTACGAGGAAATCTACGGCGAGCCGGGCGGCATCGTCAACGTCCGCTACCCGATCAGCAAGGGCGAGTCCATCGAGCGCGCTGGCGTCACGTACAAGGGCGTGCTGACCCGCGAAAAGGCCGAGGAGCTCGTGCGCAAGCTGATCGCGGAGCACGACGAGACCTACGATCCGGCCGAACAGCGCGCCGAGGCCGCGCGCAACGCCGAGTATCAAGGCGCATTCGAGGAGGGCCGTCAGGCCGCGCAGGCCGGCAAGCCCGTGACCGACATGCCCGGCCAGTACGCCCGCAAGGGCGTGAAGAAACAGGGATGGACCGAGGGCCACGCAGCCGGCTCGGCCGAGCCGCGCACGGCCGGCGAGGCCGCGAAGTCTGCCGCCAAGAATTCGGCCGAGGGCTTCGCCAACGCGATCAAGGGTCTCGGCGCCCTCTTCGACCCGACCGCAAGCGGTTCCGGGCCGGTCATCAGCGAAGAGTCGTACAATCGTGCTGTACCGCTGTTCAAGATGGCCGTCGAAAACTTCGGCGAGGCTGCAGCCGACATCCGCGATGTCATGCGCGCCGTCATCAAGGCTGTCACCGAACAATTCGGCGCGGCGACCACGAACAACATGAAGCCGTACATCGTGCGCTTCATCAAGGAATACGAAGAAGGAAAATTCAATGAACCTGCCACCGGCACCGATCCTAAACAGGCTGGCGCGGACAACGCACATGAAGCACCCGGCCGCGATAATTCTGTTCATGGCCGACCAGACGGAACAGGAGCGGCTGGTACGCAACATGGCGGACAAGTTGAAGGCAAACAAGACGCTGGACCCGCTGCTGATCTCGTCGTACACGACGCTCGCGCCCCTGCTGGCGGAGAGGGACGCAGTGACGGAGTTTCTGAGCCGAACGGAGAATTCGTCGTTGATCGGGGCCATTCCGAACCCGGTAACGCCGAGGGAAGCGGCGCTACTGGCGCGGACGGAACTGCCGCAACTGACCGCGAAGCAGATGGCGGAATTTCAACGCCTGATGGCAAGAGTGATGTAAAGACCGAACAGACCTTCGCCGAGAAGGTCGAGGCCCAGCGCAAGGCGGAATCGGTCCCGGTCAAGGTCGGCGACAAGGCGAACGTCGACGCGACGCTCCCGCTGCTGTTGGACGGCCAGCGCGAAGACGTGCACTTCGCCGAGAAGCGCCTGAGCCAGCCGGAGGGCTACGGCGTGCTGTTCGCCAACGGCACCGGCACGGGCAAGACGTATTTGTCGCTGGGCGTCATCAAGCGCATGGTCAAGCAGGGCAAGACCAACGGCATCGTTGCGGTCCCGAATCAGGAAGTGATGAACGAGTGGCTGGCCAGCGCGCCGAACCTCGGCATCGAGCTGCACGTCCTCGGCGACAAGCAAGACCCCGGCAAGGGCGTCTCGATCACGACGTACGCCAACCTCGGCGACAACATGACCCTGTTGGACCGCGAGCATCACTTCGTCGTCGCCGACGAGGCGCACATGCTCATGGCCGGCAAGGATGCGAACGTCACGAAGGCGCTCGAAGTCGTGCGCGCTGTCACGAAGCATCACGCATCCGCGTTCACCCGCGCCCGCATGCTGCACCGCGACCTGTACGGCAAGATCATGACCCTGCGCGAGCAGGAGACGACGCTGATGCTTGAGCGCGAGAAGGGTACGGCCCCGATCGGCGCGGCCAAGATGCTGAATGACATCGCGGAAGAGCTGCGCCCGCTGCTGCAGGAGTTTGATGTCGCCCTCGGCCATCAGAAGGCCGAGCTGCTGGAGACGAAGCCGGAGGACCGCGCGCGCCTGCTGGCCGTGTCGGCGACGCCGTTCGCGTGGGAAAAGAACGTCCAGTGGGCGGAGGGCTACCTCTTCAAGTACCCGCAGGTACGCCGCACGGGCGCCTACAACGAGCCGTCGTCCTATCAGAAGTACATGATTTCCAACTTCGGTTGGCACATGAAGAACGGCAAGCTGAACGAGCCGGATGCAAAGGTGAACCGCTCGCTGATGCAGATTCAATACAACATGAATCTGCGCAAGGCCGGCGTGCTGTCGACCCGCATGCTCGACGTCGACAAGGATTACGATCGCAAGTTCGTTCTCGTCGACGGCGGCATTGGCTCCCGCATCGACGCAGCCCTGGACTGGCTGCGCAAGGAAAAGGACGGGATCTACTCCCGCTACTACGACCAAGCCAACGGCCAGTTCGACCACTTGACCAAGCGCCGCCTGCTGGAGGCGATCAAGGCGAAGGCCGCGATCGACATCATCAAGCAGCATCACGCCCTCGGCCGCAAGGTCGTCGTCTTCCACGACTTCAACGAGGGCGGCGGATTCCAGCCGTTCAGCTTCCCCGGCGACCCGAGCAAGGAAGTCGAGGTCACGACTGGCTTCGATGGGAGCAAGATCAAGTACACGCACGGCGAATTCCTGGCCGACTTCGCGAAGGCCTTCCCGGACCTCGTGGGCTCCGATCTGGCCGAGCTGAAATCGCCGATCGAGACCTTGCGCGAGGCCTTCCCGAATGCCCTGTTTAACAACGGCACGGAGAAGAAGCGCGACGCCCTGCAGGCGATCAAGGACTTCAACAACGACGAGAAGGCGGACGCGAATCTGCTGGTCGTCCAGTCGGACAAAAACGCCGGCTGGTCTGGCCACGACAAGACCGGCCGCTATCAGCGCGTCCTGATTAACCTCGGCCTGCCGACCGCGCCCGTCAAGTCGATCCAGATCGAGGGCCGCATCTACCGCGTCGGCCAGAAGTCGAACGCGATTTTCCGTTACCTGAACACCGGCACGCGCTTCGAGAAGTTCGCGTTCGCCACGGCGATCGCCACGCGCGCGGAGACCGCCGAGAATCTGGCGATGGGCGACTACGCGCGCGGCTTGAAACAGTCGTACATCGACGCGTTCCTCGAATCGGGCGACTATCCGCCGAGCGCGAACGACGGCGTGGGCGGCAAGGAGCAGGACCGCCGCAGCGCCGACAGCATGACGCCGTACCAAAAGGCGATCTCGTACTACTTCGCCAACCACAAGAAGAATTCGCGCACCAAGGCGCAGGAAGGCGCCGACTACTTCGCCACGCCGGAGCCGCTGGGCCTCAAGATGGTGGAATGGCTGCAGCCGAAGGCCGGCGAGAGCTACATGGAGCCGTCCGCTGGCCACGGCGCGATTGCGCGCTGGTTCCCGGAAAGCGCGAACCTCAAGGCCATCGAGCCGTCGCGCGAGCTGGCGGCGAACCTGTCGCTGAATCTGCACGATCCCGAGAGCGTCATCAACGAGCATTTCGAGGATCACCACATCAGCAACAAGTACGACGGCATCGCCATGAATCCGCCGTTCGGCACGGCCGGCAAGCTGGCGATGGAGCACATCGCCAAGGCGTTCGGCCACCTGAAAGAAGGCGGGCGCCTGATCGCCATCGTGCCCGATGGCCCGGCCATGAACAAGCGCATCGAGGCGTGGCTGACCGGCTCGACGACGAACGCGCGCGGCATGACCTCAATGAACGTGCCGG